GAATATTCATGGTGCTCGTCATCATCTATGCAATCTATACGGAGTTTTATGACTGACAACGACAAGAACATGCGGGACCTTACCGCCATGTTTGCAATGAGCGGACTCCTCATGCGGGGAGGAAGCTATGCGGACAGCGTAAATGAATCGTTCAAGATTGCCGATTACTTTATGAAGGTAAGGGATGAGCATGACGAAGAGGAAGGGATTGCCGCTATCAAGCGAGAACAGCCATGATGCGTAATCCCAAGGCGACTCATGTCAACTTCAAGGAATTCATCGGGGTGATACCCAACACCAAGATGTTGCCCTCGAATGTTGACATGATTATGGAGCACCGTGGGTGCTTCCTAGTCGGGGAGTGGAAGCGAGACGGTGAGTATATGGGCTTGGGCCAAGAAATTCTTTTGAAGCAATTGGCAAAGGTTCCTTACTTCACCGTTCTCGTTATCACCGGAAACACGGACGATTTGACACTAGTTGAGAAGGTTGAAATCATCAGCGCTGATGGAAAATTTAAAACGCTGTGTTCAACGTTTAAACAACTTAAAGAGTTTATTGTGAGATGGTATAAATATTCGGAGGAAAGATGAACACAGTACCCTATTCAAAAATTAGTTATCCGCCCAAGGATTTTGTGTGGAAGAGCGGCAGTGATGTGCAATCCTTGTGGCGCAAGCATGGCTGGGTTCCTCCCAGCGAGAGCATGACACCGCCCCCGCCCGAGAAGCCAGTTACGTTTGAGGCTAAGGTTCTGCGCTACAACGGAAGGGTTGTGGAATGACTGACGAACAAATCATTGAGATGGCTAAAGAATGCGGATTGGTTGGTATGCGACCACACCTTGATGGCATTTATTTTGAAGCACTTGAAGCATTTGCCAAACTGGTAGCACAGTATGAGCGTGAGGCGTGTGCAAAAGTGTGTGAAAACGTAGTCAGTAACGAAGGATACGTTCAATCAAAGTGGTGTGTAGATGCAATCCGAGCAAGAGGTGAAGCATGACTTGGCCGTTCCCAACTAAACCCCTGCCCAACAAACCGGGGGAACCTAAATTCAATCCCGATAACTTTGAGGAAGCACCGCTATGAAGAAAGTAGAACTGGTATTCGACAGACTCAGCGTTGACTGGACGCCGGAGGAAGACGAAGCCTTTAACGAGGTGGAGAGGCAGTCCAACTTGGGCAAGCAGATACTGCAAGAGATAAAGCCCAAGCGTGAATGGGTTCCACTGACAAAAGAGGACATTGCCCACCTTGGCATCCACACCACGGACACATACCCCGAGGAATTTATTAGATACGTAGAGGCAAGATGCAGGGAGAAGAACACATGACTGATGAAGAAATCCTGAGATACGCCGCTAAAGCTATGGGCTTTGCAGAGCCGCACAGTTACAGGCCTAAATCAAACTCGTTGCTTTGGGTTGGCAAGGAATCCGGCGCAGCAATTTGGAGGCCTTTCGATGACGACAAAGAGGCTTTTCAAATAATGGTTGACCTGAACTTGTTTGTCTTTCATGGCTGGACCTATGCGCACGGTGAGGATGTTCCGCTCGCCAACGTGGTAGTGGATAACGCAGAGCAAACCGTGCCGTCAGGGGAGATTAAAGGCGATGACCCAAGAGCTGCTACACGACGCGCCATCTTGAGAGCAGCAGCTTCAATCGGAAAAGCCAAGGAGAAAAACACATGACTAAAGACGAAACCCTACGCATGGCGCTGGAGGCGTTGGAAAAACTGTTTGGTATTCCTGATATGTTGACTGGAGAAAATAGTGGCGATGTTGCTGTGTGGCGATTGGGGGGTTCATATCGGACGCAACAAGCCATCCATGCTATCAAAGAAGCACTGGCACAACCAAAGCGTGAAATTTTAGGTAATGTTGATTACATCCCGTGTTGCACAGACCAGACTTGCCCAAAATGTAAACCTCCACAACCAAAGCAAGACATCCCAACAATGGACGATGCTATTGCCGCTGGCAATGGTGTTCTAATGAATGAGCAAGCAGCTTTGTTGCGTGAGTGCCGCAGTGCATTGGACTCATTGATTCAGCAAAAACCTCAATTGGCAGGACTGCTTTGTGGGTCAACAACACTTGGGAATTTGAAAGCGTCTTTGTATGGCTACCGACCCCAAGGTGTGTTTAATCCAAAGGAATGGCAAGACCTTACGGATGAGGAGATCGGCAAACTGTACCGTGATGGGTGGTCTAACAACATGGAATTTGCCCGAGCTATTGAAGCCAAATTAAGGAGTAAGAACACATGATTGAAATTACATTTGCCGATATGTTTTTGTTGCTGTGGGCTATCCTAGCCACGGTGTTTTGTATTGTTTACCGTGAGCAAGAGGCATCACATAGGAAATTTATTGGGCTGCTTATAAAAGATAAAACCAACCGTGAACGCTTCTTTGCAGAGATGGACAAACACGTTGAGGATCTAAATGCGACTCTCAAACCATAAAGCAATTAGAGAGTTGTTACACCAAAACCCCGACGGACTTATGGTCAGCGAGATAGCTAAAGCATTGGGCGTGAAGAACGATTCAATAAAAGTTGCCTTGCGGTCTATGGTCGATACATACATAGATCGTTGGGTCAGACTACGAGGTTCGCCAATCGCTGCTGTATGGTGTGCCGTTGAGGTTCCAGCTAACTGCCCTAAACCGGAGAATAAAAATGGCCGCAACGCCCGAAGCAAAAGTTAAGAAAAAGATACGTGACATCTTGAACGAGTATGGCGTGTATCACGTTATGCCAGCAACGCATGGCTATGGGTCATCGGGCGTGCCCGACATCTTGGTATGCGCTAGCGGTAAGTTCGTTGGGATTGAGTGCAAAGCCAACGGCGGTAAGCCCACGGAGTTGCAGAAGAAGAACCTAGCAGACATCGTGAAGGCTGGCGGGTATTCGTTCCTTGTTGATGAGACAAGTTACGGTGTATTCAAGATGGTTTTTGGGGAGCTGGTTAACAGCAATGTTTCATACCCACCAACAATCTATGACTTATGCAGAGATCAAAACCAACAGACGGCACAGCAAGACGCCTAAAGCGTATCTGGGACGGCAAGTATGCGATGAGCGTGCGAGACGTTGCTAGGAACCTGCACATCAGTGAGCGCCACGCTTGGCGGTTTATCAGCAAGCTGGAAGAAGAGGATGTGATCTACCTGCGTTACCGACAGAATCGGTATAACTACTACTCACTAAAGAGGAAGCTATGAGACTAGAGAAATTATCAACAATTGTTAACAAATTGCGCACCGACTTTGAGTTGGATGCTATCGATATTGAGCTGCTGAACACAGTCAAAGATTGCGGAGGCGATGCCTACGTTATGAAGGTGATCGAGAAGTTCGATGTGGTGTCCCCTGCTACCACGCACAAACGTATTAAGCATTTGCTGGCGAAGGATTACCTAGACCACGAAGGCACTGCGGGCAACCTACGCACCAAGCTGTTGATACCAAGCGGCAGATGGGCCGAGCTGGATACTTACTTGAGGAGCCTTAAATGAACGAGCAACTAAAGACCATGCTGGAGAAGATCGATGTGCCCGAGGGCGGTATGGAGATCGACATGGCATACGCAGACTTGGATGCAATACCAACACCGCAAATTACAGATGAAGAGGCCGACATTGCGCTGACGTTCGAGGAGAAATTAAACGAGCGGTTCGAGAAGCTGTTTAAGGATGGCTACGAAAAGCATTTCAGGCGGTATGTGGAAGAACGCATACAAGAAGAAGTTGCAGAGCTAGGCATCAAGTTGGGTAAGAACATTGCAAGATTGATTGGAGATCACAAATGAAATTATCGAGCGGAGTGCAAACATTAATTAAGCGGATGGAGACACATCCCGAAGAGTTCTTTAGCGAGTCCAAGAAGTGGCACTTTATTTATTCAGCCAACTTCAAAGACGTGATGACCGAGCCTGAGAAGGGTGCTATCCATGAAGCACTTGCAACTGTGCGGCGTGCAGAGTTCGAGGCTAAAGTTGTTGAGACGTTGATGGAGATCGTGCCCGAACAGGAAGACAACATCAAATGGGAGTTTGGTAAAGCACCGATGAAGATGTCAGGGCAACCAGTTTACTATGGGGGCAAAAAATGAACATCATCACAATCGACTTTGAAACTTATTACGACAGAGAGTTCAGCCTCTCTAAGATGACGACCGAAGAATACGTGCGCAGTGAAACCTTTGAGGTGATCGGCGTGGGCATTAGCGTGGGTACGGCAGATGCTACTTGGTTTAGCGGCACACACAAAGAAGTTAAAGCACACTTAGATAAGTTCGACTGGGCTAGTTCGTTCGTGCTGGCGCACAACACGCAGTTCGATGGTGCGATTCTCTCTTGGTTGTTTGGAGTTAAACCCAAGGGCTGGCTGGACACACTGTGCATGGCACGTGCAGTTCATGGCGTGGATGCTGGCGGGAGCCTCAAAGCTTTGGCCGAGCGATACGAGATTGGCGAGAAGGGCACTGAGGTGCTCAACGCGCTGGGCAAACGCAGGGTAGATTTCACCGAGGAAGAGCTTGATAAGTATGGCGACTACTGCAAGAACGACGTGGAGCTGACACGCACGCTGTTTGGCAGGCTGATGGATACGGGCTTTCCTACAAAGGAGTTAAAGGTTATTGATACGACCTTACGGATGTTCATCGAGCCAACCCTTGAGCTGAATATCCACATGCTGGAGGAGCACATACAAAACGTCAAGGAACGCAAGGCCGCACTGCTGGAGTCGGCTGCTGTGGACAAGGACTTACTAATGTCCAATGACAAGTTTGCAGAACTACTCATGAGCTTGGGAGTTGAGCCACCCCGAAAGATCAGTGCACGCACTGGCAAGTCAGCATGGGCGTTTGCCAAGACTGACGAAGAGTTTAAAGTTTTACTTGAACATCCTGATCCACGTGTACAGATCTTAGTGAGTGCTAGGCTGGGCAATAAAACAACTCTGGAGGAAACTCGTACACAGAGGTTTATAGATATTGGTTACAGGGGCAAGCTGCCGGTGCCGATTAAATACTATGCGGCGCATACAGGGCGTTGGGGCGGGGACGACAAGATCAACTTGCAGAACCTACCGAGCCGTGGGCAGAACGCAAACAAGTTAAAGAAATCCATCATGGCCCCCGAGGGCTACGTCATCATTGACGCAGACTCATCACAGATTGAAGCACGCACCGTTGCATGGTTGGCGGGGCAAACAGATTTAGTAGAGGCATTTCAAAATGGTGAAGACGTATACAAGATCATGGCATCGGCTATCTACGGCAAGGGCGTGGATGAAATTACGAAAGACGAACGATTTGTCGGCAAAACTACGATTCTTGGTGCAGGCTATGGCATGGGGGCGGCAAAGTTCCAGATTCAACTTAAAACATTTGGACAAGAAACGTCGCTTGAAGAATGTCAGCGTATCATTTCGGTCTATCGTTCCACATATGCAAAGATACCGGGGCTTTGGCGGGAAGGCAACGACTGCTTGGAAGCGATCATCACAAAGCGGGCTGCAACCTTTGGCGTAGTAGATGCGGTCAAGTTCGACGCTCAGCGTGAAGGATTCCTACTGCCTAGCGGACTGTGGCAACGCTACGAAGGTCTGAAAAAGATAACACGTGATAATAAAACCGAGCTGGTCTACAAGACACGCAAGGGCGAAACCAAGATGTATGGTGGCAAGCTGGTTGAAAACTTATGCCAAGCCGTCGCACGCTGTGTCATCGCAGAGCAGATGCTAAAGATATCTAAAAGATATCACGTGGTGTTAACTGTGCACGATGCGGTTGCGTGCATAGCTCCTGCTGCCGAGGCTAAAGCCGCACAGGAATACGTTGAGGAATGTATGCGTTGGAGGCCCGAGTGGGCAAGTACCCTGCCGCTTAACTGCGAGTCTGGGATTGGTGCAAGCTACGGAGACTGCTAATGAACGAACACGAACAAAACTTGAGAGACCTAGCTGCCATGTTTGCCATGAGTGGTTTGCTTATGCGTGGTGGAAGCTACGCAGATAGCGTGGGTGCGGCGTTTGAAGTTGCTGACTTATTTATGGAAATGCGGGACAATAAAGAATCGCAATCAGAGGGCATAGCATCAATCATGTCCAAACGTAAATATGAACGCAAGCCAAAAACCTAGTATCACGTGGTCGTATTCGTCCCTTGACTTGTTTAAACAATGCCCTAAAAAGTATTATCACCTACGAGTCAAGAAGGACGTATCTGATCCGCCTACTGAAGCCAAGGACTATGGCACTGATGTGCACCTTGCTGCTGAAGAGTTCATACGTGATAAGAAGCCTATACCTAAAAAATATGACTA